TCTTCAAGATGTTACCAGTAAGTTAATCTTTGGTAGAACTACCGGAGGGAATGGGGAGATAAGTTATAATGGAACTCAATTCGGCCTAAATGACTATACAACCATTAATAGATCTGGGGTTAATGGTGCAGGAACTGCCGGTGTACTTAATTTACAAACAGATGCCAAGACTGTTAATGATGCGGTATTAATCCTTTTTACAGCTAAAGATGCTGGCGACACTCAAAGAATATATGGATATTCAGGAATTAAGATATCAGATGCAACAACAGGATTATGGGATGGTGATTTTATCTGGTATCTTGCTCTTAATGGTGCAGTAACTGAGAAAATGAGGCTTAATGCTGCTGGACAATTATTAATAAATACAACCTCCGCTATTGGCTCTGAAAAACTCAGAGTCAATGGAGTAGGTTACTTCGACGGAGCTTTAACTGCTGCCTCATATACTGATAATACTCCTTGGTTTGAAGGTGATGCAATATCAGAGATTATGAAAATTAAAGGAAAGGACGGAGAGATTGATCATGAATCTCTACCAGAGTTCTTACGAACTAAAAAGATAGTTTATAAAAATAAGAGGTTTGTTGAAGAGTTTACTAATGGACGAGATATAGGAAATAATGTTTCTATGCTAAATGTTGCAGTTATGCAACTATATAACGAAATACAATTACTTAAATTAAAAGGAGCAAAATATGTCTAATGAAGCAAAAAGAGTAAATTTTGATATTAGTAATTACAAAGCCTGGAAAGCAAAAGGGATAGTTACTATGCAGCAAATTGGTAAGTCTGTTATTCTTGTCAAGGAGATGTGGAACGCTGAAACTGGTGAAGCCGCTGAGCCGCAGTATGTTCCTATGACTGTGGAAATGGTGCAGAAGACTATTGATGAAATTCAAGGCAATATCGATAAACTGGTAAATGATATCAGTATGTTAGTGGAATTGAAAGCTGACATAGTTGGTATACTAGGGAGTTAACATGCGCTTTGCTATACTAGAAAAAATAGACAGAGAAGGAAAGGAAAAGATAATATTAGAGTACGATATTGCTAATATTGCTGAAAAACTTTGTAGTTATCTTAGCGTCTCGTTGCTAACTACGAAGAAACCTTTCAGAGGATTTTCAGACAAAGCTATTCTTGAATTTGCTAAGGAAGCTTTTAATAAGACAGTTGTTGAATTTAAGCAGGAGTCGGTAAGGCTGTAATGGATTATCCTAAGACCAGAAAAGAAAATCTTGAATGGCGAGTTGAAATTCTTCGACGAGCTAAAGATGATGAGATTTTCCAGTTGAAAATGAAACGTCTGTTTCACGAGGATATTCTATTTGCTTTCAACGCATTCTACTATACATATGACGTTCGTAAGCGCCCATTGCATCATATCCCCTTTATTACTTGGGATTATCAAGATGAAGGAATTCTTGAGTTACAAGACTGTATTAAGACTGGAATGGATGCTGCCATTGAAAAAACTCGTGATATGGGAGCTTCTTGGATAGTCTTATTGGTCTTTCATCACGAGTGGATGAATCCAATTGGCGGAGCAGATTTTCTTTTAGGTTCTCGTATTGAAGACTATGTAGATAAGCGTGGTGACATGAGAACCTTGTTTGAGAAAGTACGCTACGCACATTATAGGCTTCCTCAATGGCTTTGGCCTAGAGGATTTGTTCGTAGGAAACATGATAACTATGCAAAATTCCAGAATCCTGAAACAGGAGCAACTATATCGGGTGAATCTAATAACCCGAATTATGGTACTGGTGGTCGTTATGCAGCAATCTTATATGATGAGTTTGCTAAGTGGGAATCTACAGATGAGGCTGCTTGGACCTCTGGTGGTGATGCTACTCCTAGTAGAATTGCTGTATCTACAGCTTTTGCGCAGAACGTCAACGGCACTTTCCATAGAATTCTTACTGACGGTAAAACGAAAAAGATTCTTATGCCTTGGTGGAGACACCCTGAGAAGGGCGCTAATCAGTTTTGTGAGTGGCCTCCTCCAAATGAAAAAGATAAAACTAGACTTAAAGAACACTGGAAACCAGAAATAGTCTTATCATCTCCGTGGCGTGAGGCTGAAAAGCTTCGTAGAACTAAAGATGAAATGGATCAGGAAATTGATATGAAATGGCTTGGAGTTGGCGCCTCAGTTTTTAATGGAGAGGCTGGAGACTCTTTACAAGCTTATCGTATGCTTCCTGATGAGCCAATTTGTTATCTTGAGCTTAATCTTGAAGCATTAACAGCAAAAGAGATTCTTACTACTCGTAGCCGTGAAGGCTTTGTAGTTGTCTATGAAAAGTTCAGAAGTGACCACGCCTATACGATGGGAGTAGATGTCGTAGAAGGTGTTGAGGGTGGTGACTATGCGAGTATTAAAGTACTTGATCGTATAACAAAAAATTTAGTAGCGTCTTATTACAGTCAAATAGATGAGGTTCTTCTGGCAAAAGCTATTAGAATTGTCTCGGATTATTATAGTTTTGAACCTTTGTCTCCTTACGCTCCTTGGGTGGGTATCGAGACAAATGGCCCAGGATTAGCAACATTTGACTTTTGCGTAGTTCTCGGTTTGTCTAATCTATTTATGGCTCCTCGTTTTGAGGTAACATCTGGAGGAGTTAGCTATAAGAAAGGTTGGAAGACAGACACAACTTCAAGGAATGAGTTGATTGCTGCAATAAGAGAGTACTTAATTGATCGTAAAGGAAGATTAAATGATCATCGTCTTATAGAAGAAATGTTATGCTTCGTGCGCTCGAAGACCGGTAAAGCGCAAGCTCGTGCGGGAGCGCATGATGATGAGGTAATGGCTTTTGGAATAGCTCTTGAGGTTGACGAGTTGGCTCCATTAGACCTTAAAGAAGTTAAGAAGGCTAGAACAAAGTATTATGCTGAAATCTCAGAGAATATGGTTAAGAATTTTGAACCTATGCCAGTTATGTCTCATTATGATCGTTGTCTAAGTCAGGCTTTAATAGCTAATGCCGAGTTACAAACGAGACGAAATGAGCCATTTGTTCAGGGAGACTTACAATGAGTCTAAAAGATGATATTGAGAATATGTTGCTTTCATACTCTTCAGGAGCTCCTGAGGAAAGAGAACAGTGGAGATCATTGTATACAGATAAGATGGGAACTCGTGAGATGAAGATTCCCCAAGAGGCAAGTGTCTTTTCTAAAATTCTTGCAACACCAATAGCTCTTGCTACGATCTATGGAAACGATGCTATTAACTGGACCAAGTTTATAGGAGATGCATTAAGCGGAAGATCTAATCCGTCTCTTGAGGATATTACTATGTGGTCTATGGGAGCGTTAGGTGGTGGAACAGCTTTTGGACGGAGACCCGCAGGCTCTTTAGGAATGGGGGGAGGGCTAACAGAAGAAAGTAAAATGCTGTTAGCAAAAAATAAACGTCTCCGGACAAGTTTACAAACAGAAAAGTTACTTGCTCCGGCCAATAAAGCCGCTGCAGAGGCAGAAGCTATGCTTAAGAAGTTAGACGATGAAGCACGTATAGCTGTGGCAAAAGCTATGAATAATCCAGAGAAGTTAGCTAAGGTTCTCGGTCTTAAGTATCAAGGTAAGTGGCCAGATGTGGATCTCTATGAGTTTCGTGATGAAGTAACTAAAGGTAATTTTACTGTTAAAAGTCTTAATGATGTTGAGAAACGTCTTCAGGAGATTCGTTCAACAATTAAACCTATGGATGATTTTAGTTTAGATGATATATTAAGAGAATTATAAAAGGAGAAGGAAATGAGTTTTAGATCAGAGGTTAGAAATTTTATGCAAAAGGTGCGAGAACATATGGCCTCAGAGAACGCAGCTATAGCAGTTCTTAATTCTGTTATTACTAGACAATCAGCAGAGATCAAAGACCTTCATGATAAGTTTCTTGCAAGGAGTCTTCCAGAGCTAAAAACATACACAGTAGATTTCCAGCAGCCAGAAAAGACTCCTTACTCGTCTTTGTTTGACGAGGCGCAGATTGGTATGATTGGAGATTATGGAAAAGATTCTTAATTCGTTCGAAATGCGAACAATTACTAATGGTGCAAAATGAAGATAGTTAATAATTGGCTTAGAAATAGATCGCAGAAACCTGATACAGATTGGGATATAATCTCAACCTGTCGAGAAGAGGGTAGAACAAATCGACTTCCTTATGAGCGTCAGTGGCAAATGAACTTAGCGTTTCTTGCTGGACGTCAGCGAGTATTGTATAATACTGCACTAGAGCGATTACAGCAACTTGCTGCTCAGAAGGGTAGAAAAGTTTACATAGACAATAAGATTCTTCCTCGTTATATGAAGCAGATTTCTCGGCTGATTAAAACACATCCTAGGATGAGTGTTGTTCCTGCTTCGACAGATGCCGAAGATCTTAAAGCTGCAAAGAAAGCGGATAGGATTCTTAAATGGTTCTGGCGTCAAGCGAGGATGCGTAAGAAAATTCGTAAATTGGCTGGTTGGATTTACGGCACAGGTAATGGTTTTCTCGAAGACACATGGAACCCTAAGATTGGACCAATCGAAATAGACCGAGAAACTGGCAATGCCGTTTACTTAGGTGATGTAAGTGTAGACATCTGGACACCTTTCGAGTTATTGTTTCCTTCTGTGGGTTCCGCCACTTGTGAACTAGACGATCTTCCATGGTTAGGTAAGGAGCGTTATTATACTCTTGAGTGGATTGTCAGCACTTTTGGAGAAGCCGGCAAGCGTGTTACTGCCGAGCCCCGACCAGAAACACTTTCAGATGTTAACCTCTTATTTGGTACGTCAACGACTAGAAGCACTACAAAATCTGATGGAGCTTTAGTAACTGAGATTCGCTATAAACCTTCCACAGAATACCCAAAAGGTCTAAGAATAATTGGGGCGGCGGGAGTAATACTTCGTAAAGAAGATTATCCAGATGATACTTATCATATGGAGCATTTTAAAGATATTGAGATTCCTGGATGTTTCTATGGTATGGCTACGACCGAAGCAGCAATTTGTTTACAGAGACTTCACAATGATACACTCGGAGACATAGCTGAGTTTAATAAGCATATGGCTAAAGGTAAGTGGCTTATCCCCAGGAACTCAAATGTCGAAGTTGCTATGAACGATGAGCATGGTCAAGAGATTCGTTATACTCCTGTTATGGGACATAAACCAGAACTGATGGATCTCAAAGGTCTGCCGAGTTCTTATATAACAGCCCTCGAGCTTGTTGCTCAAGGCCTTATGGAACTTTACCATCAGCACGAAGTCACTCAAGGAACTAACAAGAGTGATATTCGTAGTGGTGATATGGTAGGTATGCTGCTTGAACAAGATGATTCTGGTAACATTCCAACTCATGCGATTTTTGAAGAGAGTCTTGAGGCATTACTTTCCAGAGTTCTTGAGCGCATGCAGAAGGGCTATACAACTGAGAGGGTTATTGCGATAAGTGGTAAGGATGACTCCTACGATGTTGAGAAATTTATGGGAGCAGACCTGCGTAATAATACTGATGTTAATGTTGTCAAGGACAGCACAATTCCTGAATCTAAGACAGCTCGTCAGTTCCGAGTGCGTGAGAATTATAAGGAAGGTCTTTATGGTAATCCAGCTGATCCTCGTACCCAGGAACGTGTTCTACGAATGCTGGACGAGGTTCCAGACGATATCAAAGATATTTTTGCCGAGTCTCATAAAGATCGACAGATAGCTCGTATGGAGAATGTCTTTATTATGACAGCTCCTGGAACTAAGCTTGTTGTTAATGACTATGACGATCATCAAATTCATTTAGAAGAACATCATCTTGAACGTAAGGAAGCTGAGTATCAGAAACTTAAATTTGAAAATCCGACTAAATTTGTTGAGGTTGAGACTGGTTTTATTCAACATGAGGTACAACATCAACAATTTCTTGAGGAAGCAATGCAGGCTCAGGAAGCTGCTATTATCAGACAACAAAAACTAATAAAAGGAGAATAGTAAATGCTAACATTAGCGAATGTAGATGATCAGGAAAAGTTAATTATTTCTAGAAAATGGGAAGCTTTCATTAAGGCGGCTAAGGCCACAAAGAAAGCGTGGGAAGAGCTCACAAAAGCTGCTGATAGTTATCCGATAGACGAGGCACAAGGATTATCCACCTTTGCTTCTCGTTGTCTTGCAACATTTAAGCGAAGAACTTTTGAGAAAATGTTCTCAGATTTTTTAGTATATGTGATTCAATCGGGTGGATTTAACACTATTAAGTAATTAACAGGAGGATTTATGAAACGGACGAGAGTGGTTTACGATGGTCAGGCAGGTTCTGATCCTAAAGGAACCCAGCAGATTGAGATCGACGGCAAGGTTTACACCCCAGAAGTTATAAAAACATTGGTAGGTGAGTCGGCGGCAGCCACTCAGAAAAGTCAGCAAGCTCAAAAGATTCTTGACGCAGCTCAGACCTATGGTGTATCGGCTGACGAGTTTTTACAACACGCTGAAGGGGCAATTGCTGTTATTAGTAACTTGCAGACTAAAGGTCTGATTAACGAAAAGGGAGAAATTGTTCTTCCAACTAAGGAAACAAAACCAGATACTAAAGACGATGATCCTTTTGCGAGCATCTTGACAAAGAAACCTAGCGTAAAACCTGACGATAAAGGTGGACTTGACAGTAATGCTGTTGTATCTGTTTTACAGAAGCTTATTGATAAAGTAAATACTATCGAAACTTCTGTACTTGATACAAAGGATACCCAGACCTTAATGCTCCGAACCAATAAGGAAGAGGAGATTAAGAAGGTCTATCCTGATCTAGAGGAACAGGATATCAGTAAGGTTTTTGCGAAGACTTATGAAGCACGCAAACAGGGTAAGAAAGTCACACTGTTAGAAGTCGCCAAACTTGTAAACGATGAGGTAATGGCGCGTACTGCTATTATTGAAAAGAAATTTGCTGAGGCACATGGTCTTAATTATGATGAGATTAAGACAAAGAGAACGACTTCTCAGCAAACTGTTGCTGATCTTTTAACCGCTGAGGGAGTATCAGGAATTACGAAAGGCAAAAAGTTATCTTTGTTCCCTAAAGATAAATCTAAGGAG